CTTCTGGCCTGATTGACCAGTAGTATAGAAGTGAATAAATAGACAAATCACTTCATGTATTCTTATTTTTTGATATTGCCCTTAGTCTATTCGGCAAAGAAATATAGAATCATGAACGCGCTGGAGAGCGTCGATCTTAAATACTTGTTGCGCTTAGGAAGCGCAGATCATAAATATCCAGTGTTATATTGATGAAATTAGTTACTATTGTAACGTATGACACGACAACTTATTTCCTATCACAGTACATCGTTCGAGGAATTGAAAAAAGGAACGAGGTGCTAAAGCTGTAATCAACAGCAGATACTTTATATGGTAGTACCAGAATTGTATGCTCATATCCGTAGGGTCACCTAAGCAGTGCTTTACGAAGAATTGTCAACGAATTAATTCTGTTGGTGCGCGTGTAGTCGTATAACTCTACACAAACTGCCCACACGGGGAGAAATCACTCGAAATTTTCGATGTCATTATCCACGTGGAACCGTAGAATCGGGTACTGTGCCTATTTGAAAGAGCTTGCTCTTAGTAGACAGTTAAAAACCTTTATGGTGAATAACCCCCGGTTCGCTTGTTGAACAAACAAACCCCCCCCCCCGGTGGTTTGTTGTTCGCAGCGGTTGGCAATTCATTTTATTAATCATGAATAGTCAATCAAGTGAACAGCAAACGAGCGCTTTTAGCGCACTATATGTTATTTTGGTACTGTGTACCCTTTGTATTTTGTATGTGTCATTTCTCGTAGTGAGAAAGAGTGTGGAAAGCCATTCTGATAAACAGATGGCTCGGATGAAGTTCAGGCGCAATAGGCGTGCTGACAAGGTGGAAACGGAAAAGGCGGTGCGCAGACTCTTGCAAAGTGATGTAAGAAAAACTGCGAAGCATAAGAAGAGCACGGAGAATGTCATTCGTAGACTTCCCCTAGGTGCTAATTGCCTCAATTCACATGGATGGATTGAGGACAAAAAATGGACAGCCATTCGGTCGTTGGCATATCAGCATTGCGTAGATGATAAGAGTAAGAAATTTATTTCAGCTCTATTCTTTTGCGCTTTAACATGCTGGCATGCTACGTCTGATATCGCTGTCGTTTCTGCTATCATGCAATTCGTTAATTCGGAGCTTTCAGGTCGTGGAGGTGTTGTCGATGATATTTGGCAAATCCTTATGAAAATGAAAGGCGTGAGTGATGTAGAAACGTGTGATTTTGACACTTTACGCAGTCACAGCTTGAAGGATAACTTGATGACGAGCATTTCTATGTTGCGTTCCGATTGGAAGCAATTTAAGAATATGCCCTTATTCAATGATTTCCATCATTTGTTGTGTGCGTTAACTGTCTTTGGTTTGTTACCTCCAAAAAACACAGATGTCAACATCGGTAGTATTCGTCTTTTCAGTGTTCGCACTCAAGATTTGACTATGAATGCTGCAGATGCTTTTGATGCTGTGTTTAATGTTGTTACGTACTTGTTTGAAAGTGGTGTTTATGCCTTTTCCACCAAATCATTGCGACCCTTCTTCTTTGAAGATAAGGAAGCTCTTGAGATTGACTTGGAATATGTTCGGCTAGCACCCATGATAGATCACATTGTCACAGGTAATTTGGAAAAATTGTACTCGAAAACTGATAAAGAACTCGAAGAAGAGATTACTGATTTATTCGATCGATTGAA